TCCAGGTTAGCGGCCTTGATAGCTTCGGGTCTTGACATACCCTCAGATAGATGCCGCTTGTAGGATGAAAGCGTAGCAGTCTTCACCCCGAGGTCGTATTGCTGCTGTTCTTGGCTTATCTGGAGTCTGTTTAGCCTTACTTTCTCGTTATGGTCCTGAAGCTTGAAAGCATAGAAAGGATCGATCTGCGCAGCTTGAGCGATAGCCGGTAGAGCGACCATCCCTGTTTTGGGGTCCACCGATCCCGGTTGTTTCATCAACTGGGTAATGCCTTGCTGTTTCTGAGTCTCTACCTGTTGAGCCTGAACCCTTTGAGCCAGGTCTTTAAGAGTCAAAGCCTGGACAGGCGACATCATCTCCGTGGTCGGACGGAAACTGAGCGGAATGGATGCGTCAATAGGCATTATTCCCCCTGTGGGTTATATCCGAGCGGGCCGATATACCCGTTAACACTCTGATTGTAGGTTGGCTGTTGTTGCTGAGAAAGAAGGTTCTGCATCATCGAGTAATTCGTGAGGCTGTTCAGACCTCCCGCGAGACTACCAGCTACTCCCATTTGTCCTGCGGCTTGAGCATTACCCGCCCCGATCATGTTGTTCCCTATCTGCCCTGCGGTCGTGGTTCCAAAACCCCCAAGATTAGCCGCCGCGTTCTGTCCCGACTGAGAGGTGTTGTAGAGCCTATTCCATATATTCCCCACTCCGGTCTGGTAGTTGCTGAAGGCGTTTTGGAACTCGTTACTAGCAAGCCCTTGAGAGAATCTGGATATATCCTGAAGCGTTTGAGGGGCGTACAGATTCCCTCCCCCTTTGGCGTTGGCCGCTTTGTCTATCGCCTGCTGACCTTGTTGGAGGTTGAATTGATACGCGGGACTCTGTTGGAAGTCCTGCATACCGAACATGTGATTGAACTGCCCTCCGGGTTGAAGACCTTGCCCCAACTGACTTAGAGAAGTCTGTCCCTGCTGCATCCAAGGCTGGAGGTTGTTGCTGATCCCCTGAAACTCAGCTAGTTGTGTCTGAGTGGCGTTGTTAGCTGCGTTGGCCTGAGTTTGGGCGGCTCGGTTAGACCCTATCGCTCCGATAACGGAAGAACCAACCGCGCCGCCTAGAATGGCCGCGCCAACTCCTAGAAATCCTCTTTGCCTTTTGAGTGACCTCATACCAACTCCAGTCTATTCTCTTCGTGAATCATTGCGTGCTCTGAATTGTGGATACAGTAAAGCTCACTATCCTCTAAAGCTAGAAATTGGTGTTTAGTGTTGGCCGGAATATGGATCATTCCCGGCACGTAATCCATGTAGTTCGGGTCTTCACCTCTCCAAACTCTAAGAGACCCATAACCTAGAATTGTCACGTGACTGTGAGTATGCGCGTGTTGGGGGACGACTTCGTTTTTCTTAAGCTTGAATCTTTTGATAAACACCCCATCGACGGTGAGATCGAATTGCGGAATCTCCCCTATTGAGTCGCCATGGAATCTCATAGTTCTATCTTCGGGGTTTTGGTGAACGAAAGCACGGTAACATCCTCCACCGGCTCGAAGACATGCCAAACCCCCGCCCTCACATCGCAGAACTGCTCTTTATCGTATTCACCTTGAAGTCTTGAGTCTATCCAGTGACGAACCTTCCCAGACAAGACTCTCAGGACGTGATCCTCATCGACCCTTTTAGGCAGCACATCACCCACGTTCATCACCGAGGCTTTGGGTTGTACGTGGTTTAACTGACTGACGATCATCTCACCGCTCCATTACCATCGACCCAAGTATTCGAAGACGCAATAGCCAGGAACACCGGAAGCCCGTTCGTACTCAAGGAAGTATCAAAGAAAGGCATTCCGATCCACCGTGCCTCACTCGAAGAGGTAGGTCGGGTAGAAGTCGGGCCGCTTCGTGTTGAGTAGAAGGCGATGTTCTGCAAGACATGGAAAAAACTCGCATAGTCTATCGTTACCGTCCCGTCCTCTTGAGTGATGGGGGTTAGAGGTCCAGGCGGTTGAAGTTTCGGCCCAGCCATCAGAACGTACCTCCTACCATCTCAGCACTGGCTCCAGTAAGGACTCGTTTTACCGGATCGGTGATCCTGAGTTTGATGATCCAGTCTCTCGCTCTGCCTAACCGCCTCCAGATAACCCTTTGCGTATATTGCCCAATAGCCCCCATCGAAGACCACGAAACGGCGGAGAAGGTCTGTCCGCCATCTTTGGAGATATCCAACATGATCTGGGGTATCGACCCCTGACCCGAAGTCAGTCCGACGCCTGATTCTACGTCCACTTGGAGTTGGGGAATCGATATATATTTGTCGTCGTTCCATATGTGTCTTGACCAAACCTCCATCGGTAAGATGTCTCCAGCATAGGTAAATACGTTGTCGTCTATCTCGTAGATATTTCCGTTCCTGTAATCAGAGACTAGTTTCCTGTTGAGAAACGATGTGAACTTGTTGGCTCTGAATCTTCCCCCGTTTGCGTCTTGTCTCTCACCCCAAGTCTGCCCTAACCCAGAAAACTCCCACGTCGCCCCTGCGGAGGGAAACCCGAGTTGTAGAAGCGGATTGCCTTTCAGCATGTACGCAAACGCCTGACAGTCTGCCGTGTTGGTATAGTCGTTGATGTTGTGGTCCAGTTCGTGAGTCGATAGCTTCTGAAGTCTAAAGCCTGCCATACGGGAGACTTGTACATCCCCCATCTTGTTCTTGAAAAGACCCGCGAGGCTGTTGTCGTACTTACACAAAGACCCTGGAGCAGCTAGACCGAACTCCTGAGAACTTCCGGGGATGTTTGCATACGGGAAATCAGGATTCCCCGCATCTTGCCAGAACTCAGTGTAGACATCCCCGAACAACTCAAGGACTGAGTGATCCGCTATCCCAGCTTGTATCTGACCTCCCCCGCTTCCAGTGAAGTTGATCTGAACGGCGGGCCACACGGTAGGGTCTACACCGGGGGAGATTTGGGAGAGCTGGAACTGCCTGTTTGTAGATGAAGTGACTATGAAGTAATTATCCTGCCACGTCACCGTTTTAGGAGTCGTTGTAAAGTTCCCGTCGGTGATCTTGGTTAAAACACCCGTCCCCATGTTGTAGACCCAGCCGTTAGTTCCGTCTACCAAGACCAGGAACGTCCCATCATCGGCCATCGAGACATCACCGCTTGAGGTGTTTATCGTCCCAATACTAGAAATTATCGCGGCGTTGTTTATCGAATACAACGTATTCCCGTTGACCGAAAAAACAAGGGGAGTCGTGAGGGTATTCACCGCCCACAACCCCCTAGAAGGGTTACTTCCTATAGAGGTGCAAAACGCCGTCAACCCCGGAGACCCTACTAGGGCGAGTTTTGTCCTATCGGGATCGATCTGCGGTTCCAGATAGCAGTTTATCCTCCGCTGAGCGTCTATCGCGGGGGAGTGACCTTTTAATCCGATTCCGAACAAATTAACCCTCATTGTAAATCACGCCAATCCCCATACCACTAGGAGCGTTCCAGATCAGTTGCTTTTTCTTGTAGATAGATTTAAACGTCTCAGATGCAGGACCGTGAGGAGCGCAGTCGTGAAAGGCAACCATCTTCCCCAAAGGCCCGTAGTTGATCCAATCAAGATTCACCCCTTTGTAGGAGTGATCCCCATCTATGAAAACGAAATCGAATGGTCCCAATTTCTCCACCTGATTTACTATTTTCTGATCCTGAGAGTCGCCCAAGAACAAATGAATGTCGTATTCATCGGCTAAGTCTCCACAGACCTTGTATAACCACGGGCCGGAATGATAGCTCTGCGCGTCTATGTCCTTACCTAAGTCAACCGAGACGACCCTGCTCCTAGGGGTCATCGCTCTTGCAAAACGTCTCAAAGACTCTCCATACCTAGAACCTATTTCAAGCATGGATTTCGAGTCTTTCATTATCTTGAGAATCTCATCGAACTCCACTTCGTCCTGTGCGAAGAAATGATTCCCACTGGGCAGTTCCCTCATTACACATCCCGATAGATGTTGTAGGTGTAGTAAGACCGAGAAACGATGCTGGGGTCGTAGTCTGCGATGTTCTCTCTGATGTTTGTTCTCTTGATATTCCCTAGAGACTCCATTGCCAACTGACCGACATTCTTTGATCCCGGAGACGCCGGAGGTATTGGTATACCAAACATGTTGGAAATCTCAACCGCGAGGTTGTAGACCATCGCCCTCTCATACCCCGGAGGCATGGCTAGATTAGTCGTCAGACTCGCAAAAGTAGTCTGCTGAAGTAGGGAGTCGAAAAATACCGTATACCCAAGTAGAGGTGTCGGGAAGATGTTGATGACCCCTAGGGGAAACTGAGGGTCGTAGAACATCGTATCCGGTAGTTGGCTAGTGATGTTCGTGCTTCTGTCCCCGATCTCGTTCCACTTGTCCCTCGGCAGGATTTGCATGATGAAGTTGTTCCCACTGGAGTCCTGGACGTAAGCCTGTGTGATGCTTAAAGGACGGGTGACGTTAATCACCCCACCAGACCCTATGGTGTATGAATTGGTCCCCGGTGAAAGAACGAACGAGTTTTCAAGTACCGCATAGGCCGTCAGGTTCTCATTCGACCAGCTATCAAGCATCGCGTTTAAAGCCGTCAGTCCGTCGTTCGCCTCCGAAGCGGAAGGGACTTCTCCACCCCCCAAGGCTTGGAGAGCCCTCATCGAGCGGGTAATCAGGTCGTTCGCAGAGACGGCCATTAGTGAACTTTCGTGTTGAACTCCGGTGAGTCTCGGGTATCTTTGGCTCCCGAGAGGAAGGCGTGATAGTTACCCGTCCACCCCTTCACCCCGTAATGCCCCATGTTGACGTTGGGGTAAATCCAAGTCTCTAGACCTGCTTCTCTCATTTTCTTGGAGAACCACATATCCTCCCCATAAAGCAGATGGTCTTCTACTTGACTCATGAAGAACGAGTGATACCGTCGGGTCGGATTTGACGGATCGGCTGAGGGCTCGTTGTACCAAAGGTCGGGGTATTTCTCTTTGAACTTCTCAAGAGCTATTCGTTTGATCCTCAAGAAACCCCCAGCGACTACATAAGCTTTCAGTAAGGCAGTCCCATCGGGGAGGATTCTGCCTCTGGGGTGATTCTTCCCATCCTCCCCTTGTTCGAACTCAGGAATTGAAGTCCACGAGGCCCAGTTGTTTTTAACCGGATACGACCCACCGATTACGTCTTCGGGTAGGAATATCATGTTGACTAAAGCCTCGGGATTCCACTGCATGTCTGAATCGATGAAAAACAAGTCAGTAGCGGCGGGGTCTTCTAGAAACCTAGCGCAGATCGTGTTTCTCGCCCGGTGTACGTAAGAATCACCAGAAAGCTCCCAGAACTCGAACTCCACCCCCATTTGAGTCAGAAGCTTGACTACATGGACCATGCTTGAGATGTAGGGACTGAAGCCTTTGAGTTCGTAAAAAGGTGTCGCTATGATGACCTTCGTTCTCATGGGGAGATAGGGCTTCTTAGCATCCGCATACATCTGCGGGAGAGCTTTTGCCTGTTCCGGGGTCAGGATGGATTGATTCTTCCCGGTGATTCTCGTA